AACTGTTACCCCACTTGCTACTATTATATCCCCTGCACTTATTCCTGACTTGTTTGTGGTCATAGTATAATTATTTGAAATTGTTAGCGAGTTTTCTGTAACGCAACCATCTGCTTTTTGTGATGAAACTCCAGTTAATGCAGATCCATCAATAGCTGGTAATGATCCAGTTAAAGCAGAAGAAGGTAAATTTGTTAAGCTTGCACCTGACCCACTAAATATAGTTGCTGCTAATAATCCTGTTGCTGCATTAAATGTAAGATTAGATCCTGATTTTAATCCCAAGTCTCCTGTTGCAGCAGTAGCAAACAATGGGAAACAGGTAGTATCAGAACTTTCATCAGCAATAGTATTAGTCGTTGCGTTGCCTATAGCAATTTGAACTCCCATATTGATAATGAAATATGTAGCACCACTAGGAGGAGCAGAGTCAAAAATAATATCAGTACCACTAACAACATATCCGTCTGTCATATCTCCCTGTCCAGACCCATCATTGGGTTGTTGCATTACACCATTGATTGAGACTCGTAAGATTTCTGCATTAGTTGGTGTTACTGCTGTGCTTGTTCCCTTAGTAACCAACTTAAATCTATAAGCAGATCCGTTAAATGTAGCTGAACCTCCACCTGTTCCAGAAGATGAGGCAATATCTAATAAATCTGCATTACCAGTAGTTCCAGTTGAACCACCAATCTCACCCCAAGCACTTCCGTCATAGCCTTCAAATTCTGATGTTTCACTATTGAATCTGAAAAATCCTCCAGAGGGAGAGGCTGGTCTTTGAGCAGTCGTACCAGAAGCAACATCAATAGCACCTGTACCTGTCATCAAAATATTTCCACTTACACTTAAATTTCCACTTACAGTTAAACTTGATAACAAAGTTCCTGTAGCTGTAGCTGAGTTTGTTTGAACAGAGTTCCCCATCAACGAATGGCTTGAGCATTGATAATGAAGCACCATTGGAGTATTATCTGCTATGACAATCTGAACATATGCACCACTTTGCCCTGCTGTTCCACTTACTGTAACTCCAGTTGTATATGCTGTTGTCTTATCTGATTCTTGATAAAAACGTAAAGGATGACTAGAATTACTATTATCAGATAGATCAAATTTATAAGTTCTACCAGGTGTAAGAGTTAAAAATGGTGCTTGTTTGCCATCTATCACATATCCATTACCAGAACCACTTCCGTTGTATCTATGTGCTGCTGTTTTACTTGCGACAGTAACAGTAAATGTTTTTACAGATCCAGTATATGTAGCATGGGTAGAAGCAAATCCTCTTATATTTCCATCATCAGTAAGTGTTAAAGAGCCTGTGAAATCAGGACTAGCACTTTGTCCAGGTGCTACCCAACTAAGAACTCCAGAAGCATTACTAGCTAAGACATAACCACTTACAGATGAGTCAGCAGAAGGTAATGTCCAAACAACATTTGATGCAACTGTAGCTGGAGATTTAAAACCAACATAATGTGATGAATCAGAATCTAAATATCTAATTTCTTTTTGAGCAGAAACAGAAAGGTGTTCACTACTTGTCCAAGAATCTGTGGCATCTATCCAGTTAAATGTTTTATCTGTAGCTCCCTTTAGGGTTAATCCACCTCCATCAGCAGTTGTATCAGTAGGAGTTGATACTTTACCGAGAGTAATGTTTTTGTCTTCGACATCGAGGGTAGCAGTATTGATTGTGGTCGTTGTACCATCAACAGTTAAATTACCAGGAATACTAACCGCACCAGCAGCATTAATTAATAAACGAACTACTCCACCTGTTATTAAGGATAAAGTATCTGATCCTCCAGCTATGCCTGAGTTATTATCTGAATTGAAACTAAATGCAGGGCTACCAGCCGATCCGTCAGGTGCTTTGCTTAATAAATTTGCATAACTTATCTTTTTGTTTATCTCCGCACCAGTAGCACTTTGATCTAATATTGGTAAAGTATCTGTACTTGCTGGTGCAGTAAGTTCTGTGAATTGTGATATTTTGCGGTTTGTCATAATTTAAAATTTAATTACATACATAAGAGCTATATTTTTAGGTCTTGCTTCAGTACCGCCACCACTACTTGATATTGTATGAGAGTGAGTTGCGTCAATACTTATTCCTGACGCATTTGCTGAACCAGAACTCCTTGCACCAACCGCTGATGCTGGAGAAAGTTTTGTGATAATTCCACTTGCACTTCCTGGATTATTTGCAAGAGAGCCTGACAAATGTGAGACACTACCAGTTAAGCTTTGAGAATCTGTTGTATGAGTGTGGTTTTTGTTTTGGTCGGTTTGTGATGATGCAAAACTTCTACCACTATCAACTCCAGCACTATTATCCCAACCTCTTACAAATTGACCTCTTAAATCTGGTAAAGCAAAAGTTGAAGAACCATCTCCTACCCCATAAGTTGTTGATACAATTCCAAATAAAGTTGCATAAGTTGATCTACTAATAGCAGCACCATTACATTCTAAAAATCCAGAAGGAGGGTTATTAGCAGCAAAAGTTAGAATAGTACCAACTGGTACTCCAGCAGCAAGTTCTCCCCATGCTGATCCATTATATCCTTGAAATGATGTTGTACTTGAGTTAAATAATACATCGCCTGTAGCGGCTGTTAGAGCATCTCTTTGTGTTGTCGTAGCAACAGGTAATTTTAATTTTTTACCAGCACCACTCATTATTAAACTGCCAGTAGAAAGAGTAACATCTCCTGTTAAAGTGGGTGATGCTTTTGTTGCAAGTCCAAGATTATTTGCATCTGTAAGATCACCTAGAGTTAACCAACCATTATTTGAACTATTTCTTATTTTTAATAAATTTGTTGAAGTATCAGCCCATATTTTGTACGCAACAGTAGTTGTAGGATCTGATGATCCACTATTTAAAGATTGAATATCTCCTAAAGCAAGATTTAATTCAGTTCTAAAACTAGAACCTACTTGGTTAGCTAGATTATAATCTGCTGTATTACTCATTATGTGACCTCCTTACCAAAACCTGATGCAGCCCATACAAATGACCTTGCAACTGCTGAACTACCATTTTTGAAAGTGACTTGAAAACCTGTCCTACTAATATTAGCAAGTTCGTGGAAATCTCCAGATTGTTGATTTGTTGGAGTCACTACTACAGTTGGCGTTTGTTTAAATGGATTTGCAAAAGAAATAGTATATTGAGAAGATCCTGTAGTCACAGGTGTCGAAATACTTTCTACTCTTCCTTGTAATTCTAGTGTAGCCCCTAATTTAGTAACAGCTATATTTTGGTTTGTGTCATTACTTGTTAATATTGCTTTAAATTGAAATGCTCTTCCTGTGATTAATACATTACTAAATTCTTTATAAGCACTCCAGGTTGGAGAACCAGAAGGATTATCATTTGTTGATCTTACATAAACAGCAGCATTACATTTTGTAGCTTCTGTTGACCCTCCAACCGCATCAATATATCCCCAACTATCAATCAAATCAGTTCTGTCATCCCATAAATTATCTGCGTTAAAACTTGAAGCTTCTAAAACTTTTTTAAGGTTTACGTCATAAGCTTGTGTTAGATCTATTGAATTTGCAAAAGAGTATTCCCCAGAAGTTGCTGTTGCATTATTAGTAACAGTAAGTTTTAAGGCATCAAGACTTGCATCATATACTGTATTAGTCTTAGAACCTGTAAAGTTTGGTGTATGCTCATCAATTGATCCAACTGCTAGTCTTTCAGATGGTGCTGGTAAGTTTGTTGTAACTCTTGTGTTATTCCAATCAGAGTCTTGTGAACCAGGTGATGCTGATTCCCTTCCGCCATCGTCCTCAAATTTAATTAAATAAGTTCCTGCAAGTAAGGGAACAATTTTTTGTGTTTGGTTACCAGCAGCAGCTACAACTATATTTTGTGCATCTTTCCATTGAGCTCCTGTTGTTTTACTTGAATGCCTGATCAGGGTCTTTCCACCTAGCAAAACGTCAAGTTCTGAGGCACGATTCCAACTTAATATTGCACTTGATTGATCTATAGGCAATAAAGTAACTCCACTTACATTTGCAGGGGCAGCAGTTTTACCATTTGCTACAAAGAAGTTTCCACCACCTGTAACAAGTCTTGCTGGTTGAATTGATCTTAATCCTGATGAACTAACGCTAAAAACTTCTATTTCATAATTACCAGAAATAGTATCTAATATTTCATAGCTTTTTGAATTCTCAACAGTTCTTGATGTATAGTTACCATTTTCAAGCCTATATCTTATATATGCAGTATCAGAAGTACTTGTCCAACTAACAATGATTTTAACTCTTGCAATACCAGTATTTTCATAAATAACTTCTTCTCCTGTAATTCCTGTTGGAGATGCAGGGGGAACATCTAAATTTGTAATATCTCTAACAGGTAAACTTATACCACTTTCAATATGATTATATTTACCTGAGTTATATTCGCTTGCTGTAATTGAATAAAAAGTTCTGTCTTTTTCTTCAACAGATAATACTCGCCAAGTGCTTGTAGCTATTCCAGTAACATTGCTAAAAGTTTGATAAACCCAAACACTATTTGAGTTAGGAGCAGCACTAAAATGCTGACCTAAACTAAATACATTATTTGATAATCCTGATACTGTAACTGTCTCTACAGAGCCATCTGGCAAAACACAACTTAATGTTGAATTAGCTTCAAAGACTAGGTTAACGTCAGATCCACTCTCAGTTTTTGCAAATAAACTGTCTATTGTTACGGAATTAGTTGTTGCTGATACGACTCTTCCACCTCTTCTTTCTCCAGATTTTAAAGGATCTGCTATTTCTATAATTTGACCAGGACGTACAACAACCCCAGCTTCTATACCGCAACTAAATGTCACAACACTTCGCTCTACATTACTCATGTAAAGCATCCACTTTGCTAAACGAGAAGCTTGACCCCTTGATGTTGTAGCAAATGCATCAATATTTTTAATAACTGAGCCGTACCTTGCTTGGTTTGCAGTATCAATTTGCTCAACATAATTTATATCTCTAAGCTCTAAATCTAAATATTTTGCAATTACAACTGTAGGTCTTGCTTTTTGACTTACATTTGAATAACTAAAACCAGGCTCTAATACATTTGCTAAAGAGAATAAGTAACTCGAATCTTTTGGGGAATCTTGTGTGATTGTTAAAGACCCTGCACTCCAATATGGCATGGATCTAAATACGGAACACATTTGATTTATTACATTGTATGCTTCTCTTTGACTATTTATAGTCACATTACAACTAAATCTAGGCTCTGTATTACCTGTTCCTGTCCCATCATCAACTTGTGCAGAACAATAAACAGAAGCTTGATAAAAACTAAATTTATCAAGGTCAGATTCAGCTAAATGTGAACCTAGCCCGTATCTAGAGCTAGTAAGTAAATCATATAAACACCAAGCTGGATCGTTTGTAAATTGTGCAGCACCTAATGTTCCATTAAATGTTCCTGTGTAAGACAAGCTACCATCAGTATTAACAGTTGCATTGTGAGGAATTTTTACTTTTATACCATTTATTAAATATTTTCTACTTGGTATAGAACTGAACTGTTCAGCATCTACTTTTAGACCAACAAGTGCTGTATTTGGATAAGTCCTTTGATCATATTTGATTTCTACATAATTATTAAATTGAAAAGCATTTACTAATTTACTACTAGAACTATTTGCTGTTATTCTTGTGACTTTTATATTTACAGGAAAAGCACCACTTAAATTAATTAAATAATCTCTTATATAAGTATCAGGTGTTCTTCCAGAAATAGTTCCATTATTTCCAGAAATAACAGTTGTATAACCACCACCTGAGTACTGAACACTTATAGATAATTCAATAGATGTACCAAATATATCTCCCTCGTCACTAAATTTTTGTAACTGTGGAACTGTTATTTGAATAGAAACAGCATCAACATCTGAATCTGTTATTTGTATAATTTTTGGAGAACCTTGCTCTACTACAGAAAATCCTGTAGGTAATGTATTTGCAACATCTCTAGTAATTGGAATTGTTGTTTGGTTTGATGTGCCATTCCTGACTTCAAAAGCTACATCTTTAAAATTGAAAGAACCATCAGCAGCTTGCAGAGGTGTGTTATTAAGGAATATTGATTTAGCACCATCTACTAATCCACCAATTTCTCCTTCTCCAATCAGATCAAGAACTCTAGCAAAAGCTTTTGAATCAAGATTATCTTTTGCCTCATGTGGACTACCACCTCCACCTCCACCTCCTTTTCCACCTCCACCGCCAGATCCAATAATTTTGCTCATGCTTCTACCTGTTCATTTTCAAGATTTGCAGATATAACCACAGATCCGCACATTATACGACCATAAGAAACAGGGACTGCAACACCAGCTTTTGAGGTGTTTTGAATACCACTAAAATTAAATGATTTTCTAGGATCTTGATTTTCTTCTGGAATAGTTTCTACAGGTGTAAGCATGGTAGATATTCCATTTAAAATCATAGAAGCACCCATTATTGATGTTAATGTTCCTACCTTTGTTAAAAAACCACCTGCTACAGCTAGCCCAGAATATCCAGCACCAGCAACCCCACTACCTCCTAAACCAACTGTTCCAAACATCCCAGCACCAGGGAACATAAAACTTATTCCAATCAATGCTGCTCCAAATAATATTTGTCTTCCAGCACCACCACCAGCACCACCAACAACAGGCACTATCTTTATATCATTTTGTCCAGTTGGGTAATGCAATTCTTTATCATTTAATTGCCAATCATCAACAATTATTTTGTAATAATTATCAGACATATGACTTTCTAACTGCGGAAAGTTAACCACTAAAAATCTTATAGCTTGTGCAGCATTATGAACTTCAGCTTCAAAAGTCTTTTGACCTAAAAACTTTGCGAGTTCTCCGTATAGCTTAATTTTTCTTAGCATAACGAATCCTTTTACCTGTACATTTTAGCAACCATTCATCTAATAAATCACGACTAGATAATCTATTTTGTAAATGATGCAAAACTGTTTGCTGTCCTAAGTAAACACCAATATGATTTAATCCGCTACTACTAATAGACATTAATAATAAATCTCCATACTCTAAATCTTCTTCTGGTAACAATTCTCTAAAGCCTGTATCTTCAAAACAATTATTAAACATAGGATTTTTTATAAATTCATCTGGATCGTTTGGCCTTACCCAATCTTTTAACTCTATACCTAACTCTTCTTTGTACCAATCTCTACATAAACTCCAACAATCAGTAACACCCCAAACCCATTGCCTACCGATCAAAGGTGCTTTATAGCCACATGGCTCACAATATTGCCAATCTTTAAATTCTGGCTGTATTATCCACCATTTTAAATTTGATTTTTCACACGCAACTCTGTCTGCTTCACTTGGTTTTGCACTTGTAATAGGATGACTATGTACAACAGCAATTACCTCCCCTTGATCTTCTGCTTCTATCCAATCTTCGGGTGACAATATGAATTGATCATTAGGATTTGTAGCTAAATTATCACAAGGAAAATATACTTCTTTCCCTTTTTTAATTATTAACAAACCACATGATTCTTTTGGTTTGCTTTCTATTGCGTGTTGTAGTGCTTCATTTTGCCACATTAGAAGAATGTCCCTACACCTGGAAAATCATCAGGTAAGACTTGACGTTTTGGTAATCTTACTCCGTCTAAATCAAAACTTGCAGCAAGTTCAAATACAACTTCTGCTCTATTTTCTGCTGACTTACGATCTATGAAAAATACTTCATCAGGAAAAGTAGCAGTAGAATCAGCAGTTCCAAATGGGTTTTGACCTGATTCTAAATCAACAAAATTATTATCTTCTTGTAATAACAAAGAACTATCTTCCAATAAGATATCACCACCCTCAAAATTTATATCATCAATATATCTTCTTAGAGTTCTTATTCTTGTTACTTTTGCTCCTTCTAATCCCTGTGGTAAAGTTAAAAGAATAGTTGTTATAGTCCCAAAAATATTTGAAACTTTTAAATTAGGTCTTGGTAATTGTTTACCATTAAATTCAAAACCATCTGCTTGTATAGGCATTCTTGTATATTCATTATTAGCAAATATTAAATTTGCATCATTAAGCGTTCCAACACCATTATGAAAATAATAAGTCTGCGATACTCCATGCATAGTAGTGTTGAGTTCTAGTTGAAAAAGCTCAACAATATTATCTACATTAGGCTTTTGTAAGTCAGATACAGGTGTAGCCATTAAGGTTCAAATATTTCTGTAAAAGTAACTGTAATAGTTGCAAGGTTTGGATAAGGTATAGTTTTTTTTCTATTCAATGCACGATATTTACTTGTAGTTGGTTCATCAGGTGCTTTCCAATTAAAATAATCTCCATCTGAAATACGAGCGTCAAGAAAAGTCTCAATAGTATCGCTTTCTGCCTCAGTAATGTTTTCAAAAGAAAGATTATAGACTTTTGGACTAATATTTAATCCAAATTTTATTACCTGTTCATAACCATCTTGAAATTTTGTCCTTGTTACATTAGGATTTATATCTTTTGTTACACCATAAACAGGTTCTATAGATGGAAATGTCTCAGCCATTAGCCTAATAAACCTCCAGGTCGTTTTTGTCTAATAAGTTCTGCTTGTACTGCCATCCCTAACATTTTTCCAAGTTCAGCAGATTGTGTTGAGTCTGATTGAACATTTGATCCAGAAGCATCAACATTAACATTTATATTACCAATTCCTCCAGAACTTTCTACTCCAAGTTTTCCATTTCGTCCACGTTTTAGAGGCATGATAGCTTCTGGCCCAGCTTCTCCCATTAACCCTGCCCCATTTGCCATTGGAAAAATGGTTGGACGATCAACTATACCCCCAATTTTGTAGGGTACGACTTTATTTTGAGCAAAAACATTTCCTTTAGCATTCTTCTCAACTACACCGCCTTTTTCAAAACCTAAGAATTTTTCTAATCCAGGTGCTACTGCAAATAAAGTTTTGAAAAACAAAGCTTTCAAAATCATTCTTTGTAAATCAGCTAATATTGATCTTGCCAACTCGCCAAAACTAGCTTTTCCTGTCATTGCAAGTTCTACAAAACCATCTGCAAGTTTATTTATAGAATTAACAGCAAGTTCCCCAATCTGTGAGTTTAAATCCATTGCGGATTCTGCAATTTTTTTAAATTCTTCTTTAAAATTGTATGTCTCATTTTTATTTTCAATTAACTTTGCTTTTATCTCATCAAGTGTCATTTTAAATTCTGGACCTTGAATCTCTATCATTTCATCTCTAATTGCTCTTGCTTCTCTATCTATTTCTAAAGCATCAAATTTTTCCTGAGTTATAAGCCCTAGCTGTAACTGACGTTTTGCAAGTTTCTCATTTATTTTATCTTGTGATATAGGATCATCAAAATTACTTTCAGCAGTACCACTCTCAGATGGGTTTGCAGCATAAAAATCTTGCATATTAGATAAAGCAATATCCCTTCTACCCTTAATCCTGTTAAATTTAGCTTTGTCTCTTGGATCGGTGCTTTTATCTAATCCCTGCCTAATAGCAATAGTATAAGCATCACTACTTTCCTTAACTTTATTTTCAAGGTTTGTTCTTTGATTTTCTGTTCCAATATTAAATAGCCTTCCAAGACTCTCAATAATTCTATTTATAGAATTAACTACTGATGTTGCTAATCTCTGGAAGAATGCCCCTATAGGCTGCATGATTCTTCCAAGATGTAATTGTAGTTGTTGCATTGCAACAGTTAATTTTTGCCCTGCATCCATTCCACTATCAGCCATTTTTAAAGCTGCTTCTCTATGATCATCACTTAGTTTGATAACAAACTTCATAACATCATTAAGACCAACAGTTCCATCTCTCAAGTCTTTCTGCAACTCAGGTAAAGTTCGTCCTGTTGCTGTAGCAAATTTAACCACGGCTCCAGGTAATCTTTCTCCGAGCTGACCTTGTAATTCTTCCGCTGATACTTTACCTTTACCGAAAATCTGCGACATCGCTCGAATCGCAGATTGCACATCTTCAGCATCTCCACCTGTTGCCTTAATAGCCTCAGAAACACCTCTAAAAACTTTCTCAGCATCTTCTACATTTCCACCAGCACCAATAACAGAGGCAGATAAAGTAGTGAATTGTTTTGTTGATGCACCAATTGGAACATTTAATTCTTTAGAAACACTTGATATTACTTTTTGTGCTTTTGAAAAATCTCTTTGTGTTTTAGTTACACCTTTTAAAGCTATCTCTAAACGACCAATTTGTGCAGCATATTTAGCAGCCGCACTAGCTGCCTTTACAGTATCTATTGCACCTCCAACAGCAGCCCCTGCAACAGCACCTGCTGGGCCTCCTAAAGCAGCACCTGTCAGAGCCATTTGACCTGTAGCTCCAAAATTACCTGCCATAGAACCAGCCATTGCACCAAGTGCTGCTCTACCTCCAACCCCAAATTTGGAAGACTTGAGTCTTCCAAAGAATCCTCCTTTTGGTTGTGTTTGATTAAAAGATTGTAATTTCTTTCGATTGGCTTCTATTTCTCTTCCTAATCTTTTAAAAGCTACACCACCTGCTTTAACTTCTTCTCTTAATGCTTTTAATGTTCTCTCTTTCTGTTTAAATTGACTTATTGTTCTTGGTGTAAATTTACTTACATCTTTAATACTTCTTGTTAATAACTTGAAACTACCCTCTACAGGTTTTGATACTTTTTCTAAATTTTTTAATTGTCGCTGTAAACCTGTAAGATCTTTTAACCCTTTTAAATCAATAGATATAGTAAAAGTCTCTAGCTTTTTAGCCACTCTTCTTCTCCTTATTTATCTCACGAAGAGCTACAGATTCCATAAGTTGTAAACCCTCTAACATTTCTTGGCGGTTTTCTACATTGTAAAGGTCAAATAGACCTCCAGCAAGCAATAAAACCTCATACTTTAATCCTACTACACCTCCAAAGGACATATTCCATTGTGTTTGTATTCTTAAAAACATCATAACAATTTCCCAATTATCTTCCCATACTTCAAAATCAGTACTTACCTCTGGTTGCTTCTCTATTTTTATACCGAATGCTTTTGCATCTTCCTCGGTACTATCTATTATCTGTTTGCCACCCGAAGCCCAGTATATGGCAGCATCAGTTAGTTTCCCACTTGTGCGTTTGCATAGAACGCTCTGAATGCTGCTAATACTGCTGCAACAAAATCTGTATCTTCTGCAAATTCTTTTAAAACAGTTTTACTGAAAGATATAGGTGTTCCATCTTCTTCATTAACATCTTCCCATCCAACTAATATTTTTGATAAAGCAGAATACTCATCCTCGTCTTCAAATTTATTAAGTTCAGTCCTTGATAATCTTGCAAATTTTCCTGTGAAGGATGTTTTTTCAAATTCCCCTGCGATTGTTTCAGAAGGACGTTGAACTTCAACAGGCCAAGGATAGACCTTAATTTTTTTACGAACAAATGCCATAAAGACTAAATAATATATATACTTCTATACTTTAGCTAGGAAGTCAAGTGTATAAAAAAGTTAGCTCGTCATTAGCTGAACTTGGAACTAATGTATATGGAATTTCTAACATATTTACTCCATCCATTTCTCCATAGTTCACATCTCCAATATCAACCTTTGCACTTGAAAACTTACAGATATTACCAGCAGTAGTTCCATGCGTAACTTGGATATTACCAAGAGAAGTGTCTGTTAAAGCAGCAGCAAAGTAATCTTTCTGTGCAATTGTTGGTGCTTCTATAGTTACTGATCCACTTGCTGCTCTATCAGTTAGAAGTACTTCTTTTGTTCCTCCAACGAGTTCTCTATAAACAAGAGAGTTCCCCATATCAAAACTTAAAGATTGTAATGCACCTGCGTAACTTAAAAGTTGAAAACTAGTTGTGTTTCCATTTTTAAAGATTAACGGAGTTGCCTGGTTACCATAAGTAACAGAAGGTAAAGCAGTATCAGTTGGGGCATTATAGATTCCAGTAAAAGTAAAATCGAGCGTTGGGATAGCACCCACCTCTGCGGATAATGCAACATTTCCTCGACAGCCAGTAACGATATGCCTTACACCGTCTATGTTGTAGTGAATAGTTACGGATGAAAAGTTAGCTGAAATCGGTTCGTAAGTAACAGAAGTTCCACTAGCAACAGTCTCACTAAGTCCACAAGCTTTTAATGCACTTCCGTATCTTGGAGCTGTACCAGCTGCTCCAGATCCAGCAAATTCGACCGAGAATGTACATTCAACTCTTGTGTTTGCTAATAACTGTTCTGATGCACCAAGGTATGGTCTAACAACATCTCTATTAACAACATCACTTGATTGTGGTGTAATACTTAGATCAGTTACTAAAACTACGTCTGTAGCTGCTGGAGTAGGGTCAGTTCCGTATGAGCTTTCCGCTTCAATCAGAATTACTCTCTTCCTTGTCAGTTGTGCCATCTGTAATTACCTCTTTAGGGAGTTCTGCTTGTTTTGTTTGTTGAACTAGCTTACGCTTGCCAGTTTTTGGGTTAAGGATGTAAGTTCCACCCTCATTTGGGATTTCATTACTCATATTAAACAATAAGGGTTAGTAGGCTTGCTCTTCTATTATAAATCATGTTGTTAAACTGTTATAACCTGTTCGATAGTCAATCTCAAACTCACAAGTTATTAAACCAGCAGGGGTATCTGCTTCTAATACCTCAAAAGTTTGTGTTGCTGGTCTTATATCTTTTGCAAGACCGCCAACTGTTGGATCGGTTAGTACTTTCGCAAATAAACTTTCTACAGTAGGATCAGCAACACTATCAGGAATAGTGCCTCTAACAATTACAACAATTCTTATTCTTAATGTCCAATCTATTTTTAAATAACTTGAACTATTTATAGATGGTTCATCAGTAACAGGTTCTATAACAATTGCAGGGGATTCTCCATTTGTTATGGGTTCTATTCGTGATCTATAGATCCGAGTAGATACTCCTGTAGTACCTGCTAAAGTTGTTTTTAATGCTGCTATGATTTGTTCTCTTTTACTTGCCATGTTTATTGCTTGTTAAGAGAGACTATACAAAATTTACCATCATCTATTTTTCGAGCTTGCCTTACTTTATAGTTTGTACCATCAACAGAAATAATATCGTCAAATACTAATGATCCAAGCTCACTTGTTTTAGCAGTTAATTCATAATCAGTAGACATAACTAATCCATCAGCAACTACCTCGTCAGGTTGCTCTAATATGCCTTTATAAGAAACACCACTACTAACAACAGCATTTCCAAAATCAGCCAAGAATGTATCTAAATTCTCAGTAAATGCCATAAGAAAAAAAAAGCCCTCGTTTGAGGGCTATATATTTAACCGTACTTTTTAAGACCAATTAAATTGATACTAAAAGTAAATGTTGGGGATGATCCGCCGATTGTTTGCACAATCTTAATGAAACGCTTGCTTGAATCTTTATTGATTGCAAGTGTTTGCATTGAAGCAGAACCAGTTACTTGAGTAAAAGTAGCACCAGATAAATCGGTGTATGTACCACCTGTTTCATCTGATTCGGTTAACTTAATATCTAATGTTGGAGAAGAACCGCCACCAGCAGCACTATCCAAAATTAGCATTACATCTCCATCGTATTCGAGAAGATCTATTGCGCTTGATGTAGCTGTGCTTGTTACAGCAGCAGTAGCAACACCAGCAACAACAGTTAGTTTTTCTAGGTTCTGTTGAATAACAGACATTTTAAGATTCCTCCTGAGTAGAAATAAATGTTTCTAATTCTGTAATTAGATCAGCTTTGTTATGCCTTCTATCGAGTTCTAATCCAAGTTGTCTACCATAAGTTTCAATCTGTGATTTTGTCATTTGAGAAAAATCAACCTCGTCACTATCGGTATCCTCTGAATCGACTTCTGGTTCTGTACTAGGAATAGGTGCTTCGCAAACCTCAACATAAGCTTCGGCTTTTTCAATAGCAACCAAATATTCGCCAGTATGCTGTTCAACATCAACGATAGTGCCAGAGTCCGTTGGGACTCCAGCTATCATTGTTGCTCTTAGCAATTTAACCTTCATGTGATTATGTTCCGAAGCAGAACGCACCTGGTTGCTTAACACCAAAGTCTACATCTTGTAGAGCTATGATTCTTACGCTACCAGCAGTTGCATTTGCATATGGATCTACTGTTAGATCTAAACCAGACCACATACCAATTACAAACTGTGAGAAGTCTCCAAAGAGAACATCGTTGTTTGCAAGTTGATTAGAAACAATAGCTGGATAGCCATTGATTTCTCCATCTTCAAATACAAACTGTGCTGTATTAGAAGCCTTTTCTGTTGACTTCAACGCACCTCTAGCAGAAGCATTTATTAGGTAGAACATATTAGCTACATCAGCATTAGCTGCTGCAACGTCTGTTTCCATTCCGATGTACTCAGCGAAAGTACCGAATGTGCTGATTGTCTGTGTACCTACACCTGTTGTATCTTTAATTCCAAGAGGCTCGTTAGAACTACCAGAACCATAGATCGCTGCGTTATCAAGCTTAGTAGCAATAACCTTCGCAATATCATCTCTGATCATTGACTCAACATCAATTGATGACTGAAGAAGAAGTCTTCTAGAGTAGTCAACAAATGCACCAACTGTCTTAGGTGTCATGTTGACCTGATCAAACGCTTGTTGACTCTCAGTTGGAGCTCCAGACTCACCCACAAAATATGCAGTTGATGTAGATGTCATTCTTGGGATAGCTACGTTACCTGACAATCCTGTAAGCATTGTTGGGTTTGTTGCCATCACAGCCATTCTCTTTCTAAGAATGTCAATGAATGAACCTGCAAGTAATTCTGTTGGAACTAAGTTACCACCA